TACTATAGGTTCTATTGAAGAAGTAAATGTGGTGTTTCCTGGGTATGGATACAGAGTTTACCCACCAAACACAGAAGTTCTTGTCTTAAGATCTATTGGCGATGATCCAGCCGCAAATTTAAGCACAGACCTAAGATTACAAGCTCTTAATCTTTCTTCCGTCTCGAGTAACAGTCAACGCACATTCACAGAAAACATTACTTACAGCAAAACAGTAATTGAATTTGCTAAAGATTATGACATTGGTAATGCGAACATAGCAGTCTTTACATTAAATACAAAAAATGCATTATTAAATGTTACAGAAGATGATGCTAATGACGATTTTAATAACTATGAACAAATATGGGCTAATGGTAACAACTTTAGTGATGCATTATTTACTGCAAAAATAGCAACACCAAATGGCGGTGATGGCGGACCATTTGGATCTGGTGGTGCGGCATACACAGGTGGATTAATCATTTATGACATTGCGAATACTGGCGCACTTTCAACAGTATTGACAGGCGCATCAATTTATACTAAAAATACTTCTAAAGAATTTGTATTTAATTCAATCACAACATACCCATTACCTGCTAATGCTAATGCAAAATTAATCCAGTTTTTTGATTACGAAACTGTTGAAACTGGTGGCGTGGCATTAATTTCAGTTATAAACGGCGGATTTGGTTTTAGATCAGAACCACTTCTTGATGTGGTTTCTCATTATGATACAAATCTATCTGATAACTATGATTATGAAATAGAAGCCGAACGTAATAATAAAAGGCAGTACTGGCAAACATTCAAGGATTTAGGTCAAGTTGCTCACGTTTACATCAATAATCCAGGAATTGGATATTCAAATTCAGATACAATTTCGTTTGTCGGACGTGGTTATGGCGGTAATGCATCGATCACTGTAAATGGATCAGGTTCAATTATTAACGTCAGTATTTTAGATAGAGGCGAAGGTCACACTGTCAGACCGAATTGCCAAATTACAACAGCAGGTGGCACTGGTGCATCGTTAACTGCATTTTTATTTGGAGACGGATTTGATTATACAATTGAAACAAATGCGATCGGAAGAGTTCAAAATTTACGTTTATTATATCGCGGATTCGATTATACCGCTGTACCAAATACGTCATTAAAAGTCGTGGATACAGTAATCACAGCCATCCCAGAAAATGAAGGATTTGTTGAACAAGAATACGTTTACCAAGGTGCGTCTTTCGCTGCATCTACATTTAGAGCGAATGTTAAATCATACACCAGATCTACAAATGTTCTAAGACTTTATGATTATTCTGGCACTATTAATACAACTGTTCCGATTATAAGTGCTAATGGGGTCACATGTAACGTAAATACGTCGGCACATGTTCCAGCGCCAGCGCAATACCCAGCAGCAGCAATTGCAAGTGGATTGGTAAATCCAATGTATTATGGTAATGGGCGCGCTAAAGCAAATGCTCAATTCGCTAATGGCTTGATAGAATTTAATGGATTCTATCTAAATTCAGATGGATTCCCAAGTTCAGATAAAAGATTGCAAGACGATACAATATATCACAATTTCTCATACATTGTTCAGTCAGAAAAGAGTCTTTCGGAATTTGAAATTCCATTAAGGAACATTGCACACCCAGCAGGTTTAGAACTACTGGCAAGAACAGTATTAAAATCATCTTCTTCTACAGAAGCAATAAGCAAATCTAATGTAGATCTGATATTGCCAATTAATACTGCATCAACTATCGTGGTTTCAAACACATTCTCAAATGTTGTAACTGGAACTAATACAGCATTCCTTGTTGCATCATATAAGGCTAACGTCGGTGATATGTTTATTCTAGTAGACAACACAAATATACTTAGAACTCAATCTAAGATTATTACAGCTGTTGATAGTAACACGTCTTTAAATGTTGCTGGTGATTTTATATACGTCGGTCAAGGTAAATTAAAAACAAATACGGGAAATACGCACTTTGAGATTTCAAGTAATGTAAATGCTGTAAGCGATTTTGTGGCTACAGGTGACCAAGTTAGAGTCAACATTACTAATGTTCAGCTTGCTGGAACAGTCAATGTCAGCGGAACAATAATTACTGGTAACACTGTTGGTGGAAATACAACATACTTTGTTGGAAATGTTGTTGTGGGAAGCCAAGTTAATGTAAATAATGAAGTTAGAACAGTTACTGTAGTTTCAAATAGCAGTAGTCTAACTGTAAATTCTGCATTCACCAACGCTGCAACTAATAAATACATCAATGCCAATAGCGTTCTACTCAAAACTGTATCTTCAATTTCAGGAAATAGTCTCATTGTAAACACAGCTATCTTTGCGAACGTTACAAATCTGGTATACCAAATAGTACCTGATTATTCAACTTCAGATTACACTTATAAGATAGTAACTCTTACGTCGGAATAAAACATGAAATCTAGCATCACACCATTATTTGCAAAATTTACAGCTGATGATGTAAAGGATCATTTCTCAGAACATTCTAATGTTTTTATTGGAATTGGTAGATCAGCAGCATTCGGAAACACTTCTTCTAATGTTGATGATGTTGTTTTCACGACAAATAAAATAAATGAGCTCTACAGCAATTTAGTTGGAATTAAGAAAATTGCTGCATCTGATATGCAAGTTGTTTTAGCCCGTCGAGATTGGGTTTCTGGCATTGCATATGATGCATATAAAGATGATATTGAACTTTACAATTACAACAAATCTACAAACATTGGTACTGCTAATGCAAATGCCAATACCGTTTTAACTGGCAATGCTAATATTGCAGCATCAAATGTGTTGGTGGGTAATGGCACATCATTCTCCACATTTATTTTTCCTGGCGATCAAATTGCAGTAAATTTATCAACGAAGACTGTTGTTTCTGTAACAAATAATACACATTTAATCGTCAATAGCGCTTTTGCAAATACTAATACAGTTGCAACAATTACGCTCATTGGGAATAGTACAACTGTCGTTGGAAATTCTGCCGCATTTAACTCTACGCTTTCGCCTGGAAATACAATCGTTATTGGAAATGATACTCGAGAAGTTGTTTCATTAAGAAGCAATAAAGTTATTTCCTTAAACACCAGTTTAACATACTCAAATTCTAATGTTTCAGTGTTTAGAAAAGATAATACTTTCCCACTATATGCTAATAATTTTTATGTTAGAAATAGCAGAGATCAAGTATTTAAATGTTTATACAATAATAATTCTGCAACTTCAACAGTAGAACCCACAATTGATATTGATGGTCAATTGCCAGAAAATGCATTTATTTTGACTGGCGATGGATATAAGTGGAAATATTTGTATACAATTCCACCTGGTTTAAAACAAAAATTCTTTACAGATATTTTGATGCCAGTAGCAAATGATGCTGCAGTAATCGCCGCTTCTGAGTCAGGACGCATAGACATTATTAATGTTCTTTGGGGTGGATCTGGGTATTTGAGCGGTGGCAATAGTAACACATCGACTATTCTTTCTGTCACAAATACAGATGGCGCTAATGCTAATTTGGTGGCTAAAGTCTCAAATGGCGAGATTGTGTCTGTATCTATTTTAACTGGCGGAAATAATTATACCAAAGGAACTGTAACTGCAGTTGATACATCAAGGCTTGGAAATACAACCATAGGTGGTACTGTTAACGCCAGTGGTTTAATTATACTTGCAAATGTTGCTAATACGTCTAATCAGGCATTTACTGGTAATGTGTATAAAAACGATCTCATTACTATTTCGGGTCAAACGAGAAACGTCGTTACAGTTGATAGTGCAACACAAATAACAGTAAATACTGCATTTACAGGAACACTAAACACCGCTATCGCTACAATTCAGCGTTCCGATGCAGTCTTTGATATCGAATTTTCATCACCAGGCGGTCATGGCAGTTTCCCAGCTGAGGAGCTTGGAGCGCGTAGTTTGATGATAACTGTAGAATTAGAGGGCGAAGAAACTACTGCTAATCCAACTATTCCCCTTTCAGATAATTTAAATACTTTTGATTTTAATCAAATTTCTTTAATACAAGACCCATTGGTTGCAAATGGGGCTTATGCAGCGAATTTGACCAATTATCGAGTTACAGATAGACTTTTCTTGAGTGATCCAGGTACTACAAATTTTATCGATGATGAAACAGTATTCATTGGAACCTCTTTGGCAACAGCCACAATGGTTGCAAATGTGGCTCACTGGGACTCAGCCGATAATTATCTCGATATAAATAATATAACTGGAACATACTCTCCATCCCAATTAATCAGAGGGGCTGATTCTGGTGCAATTACCACAATATTGGAAATTTCAGAATCACAAATTAAGAAGTTTACGGGTGACGTACTCTATATAAGTAACCGTAAAAATGTAACACGCAACGAAAATCAAGTAGAACAAGTAAAAGTTGTTTTAACATTCTAGGTAGAAAAACATGGAATTTAATGTTGATCCGTATTATGATGATTTTGAGCAAAATGCTAAAGATAATAACTATATGCGCATTATGTTCAAACCTGGAAAGGCTGTACAGGCACGTGAACTTACGCAAATTCAATCTATTCTACAGAATCAAATCAAACAATTCGGCGATCATATCTTTCAAGATGGATCACCAGTTATTGGTGGAAACTTAACTCTAGATAATAAAGTAAAGTACATTAAACTACTTGAGACGTATAATAATCAAGATATTGAAGTTACAAATTTTGTTGGCACAATTATTAGAAATAGCACTGGAACGATTCAGGCTAAAGTTCTAGCAACATATTTCCCTGTTGATGGTATACCAACTCTTATGGTAAAATACCTAACAGGAAATGAGTTTACAGACGGCGATGTCGTCAGAATCATCAATTCTACAACAGAAGCACAATTAGTTGCATCAAATGCTACTGGTACTGGTACAGTTGTGTCCATTAACGAAGGTGTGTTCTATGTTGATGGTTATTTCGTGCAAGTTAATGATCAAACTGCAGTTGCATCTGCGTATGGTACATCAGCAAACGTAAAAGTTGGATTAGAAATAAGCGAGAATATCGTTGACAGCGAAATTGATGCAACTTTATTAGATCCAGCACAAGGATCATTTAACTTCCAAGCTCCTGGCGCCGATCGTTATCAATTTAATTTAACATTATCAACAAGACCATTAGATACGCAAGTTGACGAATCTAAGTTTTTTGAATTGATGAGATTAGAAAATGGCAGTATTACAAAACAAGTAAAATATCCTGTTTATGCCGAACTAGAAAAAACATTAGCTCGTAGAACATTTGATGAATCTGGCGACTACACTGTTCTTCCATTCCGCGCATCAGTTACAGATAGCGCAAGCGGAAATAATTATATTATTGCAATTGAACCAGGTAAGGCATATGTAAAAGGTTTTGAATTTGAAACATTAGCAACTCTGAAATTAGAAGCAGAAAAACCAAGAAGCGCTTCTGATATCAAAGCACTTGTTGATACAGATGTTGATTTATCTTACGGTAATTACATATATGTAACTTCTGTTCGCGGAACAAGTAATGGATTCATAAACATTGCTGGTTTAGAAAAAGTAGACATTCATTTGGCGCAAACCAATAATGTTACTGCAACTGGCACTCATTCCGGAACTGCAAATGCATTCTTCTATGCTAACACCAGAATTGGTACAGCACGAGTTAGAAACTTTATTCGTTATACCCCAGATTCTTTTGGAGTTGATGCTTCAAATGTTGACTCAAATGGCGTCTATAAAGTTTATCTCACAGATATCGATATTGAACCATTAACAGTAAAAGTTAATATTGCATCTTCAAATGCAAACACATTACGATTCAATGACAAAATGTCTCCGAATACGAATGTCTATAGTAATGTTTCAATCACAGTTTTACCAATTCGACTTGATGCGATTGCTAATGTTAACACAGCAAATGTGTTTATTAACTCTTATCGTTTAAATGCCAACTCAGCAGTTGCCAACGTCTTTAACTCCAATGTAAATGTTGGTAGTGTAATTCATGTTGGTAACATGATTAGACAAGTTGTTTCTGTAAATACAACTGGCGATTTTCTTACTGTTAATACTGCATGGGATAGAACAATTGAAGCAACCAACAATTTATCCAATCCATTAGAAGTTTATATTCAAACACCATATCTTCAAAACGTCTCCTCTCAAACTAGAACTATTGAAAGATATGATGGTCCTACTAGAACATTATTTCTAGATTCACCATTTAATAATAATGGTATTGCAGATGCTAATAGCGTTATTTCGTTCAACTATAATTTTGAGCATGCTGAGTCTTTGGTAGCAGGTCCAGCTGTTGGAAATAATTTGGCAAAAGTTGCAAATGCATCAATGAATGTTGCATTGAATTCAAAATATTTGGGTGGTGAAACTGCCGTAGAAGAAAGAATAAAAAATGGATTAATCTTTAAATTACCAGGTAATTATATTAAACGTTCTTCTATTAATAATGCAGATTACAACTCAACAAAATTTTTCTCAAACAGATCAAATAATGGAACAGCAGGTGTATTTGCTATTGCGCAAGGTTCAGGACTCGAATCTTATGAAACCATTCCTTGGACGGATTCAACAAGCGCAATTCAAGATAATTTAATTTTAATTGTTAGAAATAATAACGGAAACACATATTTCCCTAATGGATCCATCGTACAATTAACTTCTGCTAATATTGCGATTGGTTCTCCTGCTATCTCATTAACTGTTAATACAAATGTTCCTGATATAATCAGCGCTGATTTAATAGTAAATGTTAAGCAAAATGATGCAGAAGATTCTATTCGTAATAAGAATTTTATTTCAAATACAACATTTTCTGCAACGTCAAGTTCATTTACTTACCCAACAGCGATAAACGGAAATACAACAGTTACATTACCAGGTTATGGAATTGTTGCAAATATTAATGTTTCTCATGGATTTATTTTCTTAACTGATGCAACTTATAATAGTGTGCGCCCAGGAGATTCTATTGGTCTATTTGTGCCAGATGTTGTAAAAGTTAATAGAATATTGAAGGGTAACACAACGCATCTGCCAGATGCAAATAATTACACAGATATTACTGATCAATTTTATTGCGATTTCGGTCAACGCGATGATATGTATGATCATGCTAAATTGGTTTTAAAAGAGGGATATAATGTTGCTAATGCGAAGATGTTGGTTCATGTTGATTTTTATCAACATGTTTATAACTCATCCAATACATCATTCTTCTCAATAGACTCATATTCGTTGTCTCAATATGAAAATGGGCTTATACCAATTTATGTTTCTCAAGCAGGGCAATTTTTTAATTTACGCGACTGTTTAGACTTCAGACCAACAAGACAACTTGGTAGCGGAACAGGTGCATTTCAAAACCCAAACATAGCTGCGCCAGATGAGATTACTGAACTTTCGCTAGAATATTATCTACCTAGAATCGATAAATTAGTTCTTTCTAAAGATAAAGAATTTAGAATAGTAAAAGGTCGCTCATCACCACAACCTGTTGCTCCAGCAGATCTAGATGATGCAATGACACTTTATACTATTTCATTGCCGCCATATGTTTCAAATATCAAAGAAATTAAACTAAAATATAAAGACAATAGAAGATATACTATGAGGGATATCGCTTCTATTGATAAACGTCTGCAAAAAGTTGAATTTTTTACATCATTGAACAATGTTGAGAATCTAGCGCTAGCAGATCAAACTGAATATGAGGACGGTACAAAGAAAGAAAAATATGGTCTCATCGGCGAAAATTTCAGGAATTTTAATATTGCTGATTTTAGAAATGTTGACTTTAGAGTTTCATTGAATAATGGATTTATGTTACCTGCAGTAGCATCATACCCCGTTGGATTGCAGAATATTGGTAATTCATCCACAAAATTAAACAAACGCACTGTCAGCTTAAATTACACAGAAACACCTGCAATTACACAAGGTTTGTGTTCCGATAAAGCAGTCTCTATTCAACCATTTTTGTTTGGACAATTTAATGGTGTTGTTTCTATTGTTCCAGAAAGTGATTATTGGGTAAACGAGCAACTTAAACCAGAAATTATTAGTGTTCCAGAAAGAATTATTGAACATCATCACTTTACAAGAGAAGTTGTCAGAGAACCTCCAGCCCCAGTAACAATTCAAAACATTGTGCAAACGACCAATGTTACGAATCAATATATTACTACACCAGGCACAAATCCACCTGTACAAAATGTCATTTACAACGTCGTGGTAAATAATCCTCCTCCGCCACCAATTATTGTGCCCCAACCGCAACCACCAGAGCCACCAATACATACTTCGCAACCCGAGCCATGGCCAGAACCGAGGTGGGATGAGCCACCACCATGCCCAGCACCATGGATGAATGTTACACTTTCTGATGGAACAGAAATAAGTGCAGGTGAATTAAAAGTTGGGATGTTTGTGAGTACAATGCACGAAAATACTCTCGAATGGGGTAAACATGAAGTCACACACGTAGAATCAATACAAGATATTGAACGTGTAGAAATTGAATTCGATCATGTGAATTTTGTTTGCTCAAAAGATCACAAGTTCTATGTAAATAATGAGTGGGTGGAAGTTTATAACTTAAAAGCTGGTGATGTTGTTTACAGTCAGCCAGAAAGTTATGAAATTAAATCTATCAAATCTTATGCAACTGGTGAAGTTGTAAGAATCACCGTGAATGATGCGCATACTTATATTTGTGAGGGATTATTGTCACATAATAAAATGCCAGCATTCCCACCTCCAGAATTTTTACCACCTGATCCTCCTCCTCCACCACCACCTCCACCTGTAAATCCTCCGATTCCAGAACCACCACCGATTGTGTATCCACCGCCATTGGATCCACCAATTCCGCCTTACATACCACCACCAGTTGAGGAATTACCTCTGCCACCAGTGGTATTACCAGCTCCACCTCCAACTGAACCGAGTACTCCTCCACCATATAAACCAGTGATCGAAATACCATGGATTATACCGCCAATTACACCAGTCACATTTGGTGGGTTTGATGGCAGCAATTTCTATCCAATAATTATGCCACCATATGATGCACCAACGGCGGCGTTACTGGAGTTGTGGTCAGTGCCACCAGATATTCCAATCTTCACACAACCAATCACTCTTGGTCCAGCACCTTTGAATGAGATTGATTATTCACAACCTGTCATCGATATTTCTGATGTTGCTCGCGATGATTACGTTGGCGGTGGCGGTGGTGGTGGCAGCGGTGGGCGCGGTGATTTCGATTTTGGTATGTTCGAATATGCTGTACATTAAAGATTAATTAGGATAAAAAGATATGCCTACGACTAATTTCGGAAAAGTTGTTGTTGATACAAATATGATCCCATATATTCGATCGAACGAGGTCGAATTTGCAGCGCACAACTTAAAACCATTTAAACTATCTAAATTGTTTTTTGATGATATTGGAATTAATATGTTTTGTCAAGCTGCAAATAGAATGCTTCTTGACTCAAAAAAGGTTATAACTCTTAGCAGAAATAATGCAACTACAGTTACCGCTGATGACATAGTTTACCAAGGCACATCTAATACAGTCAATACATTTAATGGTATTGTTGAATCGTTTTTTTCTGCTAATTCTACGATAATTGTACGCAGATTAGATGGTGATTTTGATAAAGATGCACAATTGTTTATTGAAAATGTCTCTACAGGTTTCACATATGCTAACTGTAATGTAACATCTTTTGTAAACAAAGACACGTCTGACGTTTTTTATCCTGGAGAAGGGGTTGTTGCAACAGAAAGAAATAATGGTTACGCAACAGTTATTTCAACTTCTGGCGAAAATATTTTATACTTGAATAAAGATTATATCAGTTTGAATGTCACCGCAGTTGGTGCTAATGTTATAACGTCTATGACTAACGACTTTAAAGTCGGTGATATTGTTTATCAAACTTTTGTGGGCGGCGCAAGTGGATCAAAGAGATATGATTATGCAACATTTAGAGGCGTTGTTAAATATTACAACCCACTAGGTGAATCAGGTATGGGATCAATTGCAATTGATCCACTACACGGAAAAATTAATGTAAACGCTGCATCTTCTTCTTCAAATGGATTAGCGTATCTATGGAATACATCTAATCCAACTGCGCAGCCTCTTGGTGTAAAAGCACTTAATCTTGCAGATTTTGCATCAAATTCTAATGTTAGAAGCGTAACCAACTCTACAATTAAAATTAATGTAAGTTCTTATGTTCATCGTTCAGGAGTTGGAACAGGAATTCAAGGAGAAAACACTTCTGTCGTAATTTTAAACTCTGGAAGTGGATTAGCACCAGCAAATGGAAATTTGATTTACTTTGTTGCTGGATCTGGAATCGGCGAAATTCGTAGAGTAGTTGGTCTTTCAGCTAATAGCGTTCCAGGTGCTTTACAATTAAACAGTGCAATAACATTTGTTCCAGACGCAACAACGCATTATTCAATTGGTAATTTTGAAACAGATGCTCATGGTTCATTATCTGGTGTTTATCATATTCCTTCAGTTGCTAACTTTAAATTTAAAACTGGCGAACGTATATTTACAATCACAGATACAGATACTGTAGCTGATCCAGATTACACCATGAGAGCAGCTGCAATTTATTCTGCTGGTGGTATATTGAAATCTACTCAAAGAATTCAAACAACACCTAATTTGCCACCACTACCTGAACTAGATTCTGATGCATTGGTTCGTCCAATGTCGCCAGCGGATAGAACATATAATAGTTCAGTTAATAAATCTCCAGTTACAGGTTCAACTGCATCAACAACACCAAGAGTTCCGCTTGGTGATGGATTATCTCAAACATTCTCCACACCAAAACCAGAGGGAAACCAAACAGATTATGGTATCTTCGTTTCTTCAGTAGATTTGTTCTTTAAGAATAAACCAGCTCCTGGTGGATTTTTCAATAACTCAAAATTACAAAAACGAAGTTCAATGCAACTTCCTGTAACAGTTAAAATTGCAGAAGTTCAGAATGGTTACCCAACAAAAAATTATCTTTCGCAAAAAACCATACAAGCAAAAGATGTGAATGTTTCTGATTTACCAAGCACATCAAACTCTGCAACACTTACAAAATTTACATTTGATGATCCTGTGTATCTAGAGCCTTCAAGGGAATATGCAATCACTATTCAATCAGATTCGCCTGATTATGAGCTGTATATTGCTGAATTGGGGCAGGATGTTTTAGGTGCATCTCCACCAAGAAGAATTTCTGAACAACCATATGCTGGTGTGCTGTTCCGTTCACAAAATTCTTCAACATGGTCGCCATATCAAAATCAAGATTTAATGTTTGTAATCAATAAAGCAGTATTTGCGTCAAGCGGAACTGCTACTTTTAATCTTGATGAAACACCTATGGCTAACACTGATGTTGATAGAATCATGTTGGTTTCTACAGACTTAACATTCCCTGCAGCAAATGTTCAATATAGATTAAAAGGTGTATACACATCAAATACTGCATATGAAGCAGGAAGCGGTGTTCCTTTAGTTCCGCATAAACCTATAGAATATGGGTTGTTGGGCGATGCATCAGGAAAAACTGGTGCAGCATTAAATCGTCGTCGTGTTCTTAGAGGAAATGCAAACAGTTATATTCTAACAACAGAATTGTATACATCAAATCCAAATATATCGCCAGTGATTAATTATGATAGACTTGCAGCGCATCTTACAACATTCTACATTAATAATGGTGGATTATCGAATACACTAATATCAATTACAAATCAAGGATCTGGTTATAACGCGATTACTAGCACTGCAACAGCAAATGTTCATGGAAGCACGTTAGATTCATTGAACACATATGCACAATTATATCGTGAAACGTATTTGGCTAACAGCGCAAATATTGGATTTTACAACATTAATGTGTATGGTGGTGGCGGTGTCGGATGCCTTGGATTCGCAGTAGCGAACACCGAAGGAACTAATACTGTAGACTACATTGTGTTGGCGTCTGGTGGTGGTAGTTTTGTTGAGACGCCGAATATTTCTATAGCATCTGGTAATGCTACATCGACCACACAAGCCTATGCAATCATTAATGGCGAGACTGATCAAAGAGGCGGTAATATGATCGCTAGATATATTACGCGAGAAACAGTTCTTGAAGATGGATTTGAATCTGGTGATTTGAGAGTGTTTATGGACGTTATTAGACCTGCTATAACTGATGTGCAAGTTTATTATAAGGTAGTTTCTGCGGATGATGTAGAAACAATTTCAGCAAAAAGATGGCGTCGCATGGGCAAAGTAAATGATGTGTCGTCTAAAGATGGAAGAACATTGATTGGTTTAGAATTCAGACCATCATTGGTTGAAAATAGAATTTCCTATGTTGAAAATGGAAAAAATTATCCTGTTGGTGGTGTATTTAAATCATTTCAAATAAAGGTTTGTTTAATGACTGCAGATCCATCAGTTGTTCCAAAAATTAAAAACCTTCGTATAACTGCAGTTCCTGAGGGTTGATTATGAACGATCGTGCAAAAATTAAAGAAAAGCCAACTCTTATAAAAGATTTAAATAATTTTGCTATTTTAAATACTGATAAAGCTGTTGTGGCTCAACATAGATTAAAAATGGCTGAGCTGGAAAGAAAAAAGAAGATGGAAACAGAAATAAATAACTTAAAGTCAGAAGTTTCCGAAATAAAAAATATGCTCGGCGATGTTTTAAAAGCCGTGAGCCGCGAGAAGTAATAAATGGCAAATTCAACAAATGTTGCAATAATTTCGACAGCAAATACATTTGATCAATGGCGCATTCGCGATAATTTACAAGCGAATGACGTAAATGAAATTGCGCGCGGAAATTTTACAAAACCAACTGGTAATGTTATTATTACAGATGGTTTCTTGCTGCTAGATAAAGCAACTGGAACAACATTAACTGTAGATGCGAATGCTCGAGTCAGTGGATTAATGTCTGTTGACTCAGTCGAAACTGATGATGATGGATATATTTTAGTTCAATCTGGTAATGTTGCAATGAGTAATCGCGCTTCTGGCGCATTATTTCAAGCAAACATTAATGTCAAGTTTGATTCAGCCAATGTTGTTTTCTCAAATTCAAATGTGCATTTTACTAATAGCAGTCAAAATGCTATTTTAAATATCAAACCAAATACAATCTTTCAGACGAATGTCAATGTAGATGGTGTGTTGTATGTTGCAACATCAGCAAATTTATTCATTGCAAATATTACCAATGTACATGCATCAAATATTCGTATAGACAGTGATCCGACTTATTATATTCAGAATGGTAATAGTGTATTCAATGATGTGCAGGTTAGAGGAAATCTAACTGTTCTTGGATCATCGGTTAACGACAGCGACACTCTAGTTTTACGACAAAACGTTGCTAGTGATGGCGATGGCATCTTCAGAATAAAGCGTGGATCTTCTGGTAAAGGTAATGCAGAACTTAAATTTATTGCAGCTTCTGAAGTTTGGCAAGCAACAGCGAATGCCAATGGATCCCCAACACATGTAACAATATTAACCACGCAAAATGTTACAGATTCAGTTGTATCAACAAGTACAGTAAATGCAGCTGCTCCTAATTCTGTAAAAACAGCATATGATCAAGCCACTAATGCACGAGACCAAGCAAACACTGCTCGCGATCAAGCGAATACAGCTCGCGATCAAGCCAACACGGCTCGTGATACTGCCAATGGCGCGTATGGACAAGCGAATGGAGCATACACGCAGGCTAATGGCGCTTATGCGCAAGCCAACGGAGCATATGGACAAGCCAATGGCGCTTATGCACACGCCAACGTCGTATACGCGCAAGCAAATGCAGCATACGATCAAGCAAATGGTGCATATGGACAGGCTAATGGCGCTTATGCGCAAGCCAACGGTGCTTATGCACAAGCGAACAATGCTGCTAATACGGTTGCAACTTTTGCTAATGGCACGCTAGTTTTGGCTGCTAGCAATTTGAACTTTAATAACACAGCCAGCATTGATATTACTATCACAGCGAATGGTGTAACTCAAACAAATGTTGAGTTTTCTTTGAATCCGACTTCGGCTGTTCCGCATTATCTAGTCAATTTCGCATTAGAAAATTTAGACATAACTTAAACTGAAAACCATGCGATATATAAATAAGAAGTATTTTGAATTTAATTTGTAATTATCAATCTCTAGAGGAATTTCTAATATGGCAACAGCAGCACAATATGCAGCAGTACCAAGAACAGCAATACAAGTATTAGGTTCTGCAAACGCAAACAGAAACGGAACTGGCGTTGTAAACATTGTATTCACGGCAAACGCTACCTCAGGCTCGCGTATTGACGATATCTTTGTAAATGCAACGGGAACAACCACTGCAGGCGTTATCAGACTTTATGTGTCTGATGGCACAAATATTAATCTTTGGCAAGAAACTCTTGTTACTGCAACTACACCAAGCACCACAGTGCAAACTTTTAATTTCTCGTTAATTAACCAAGGTCTTATTCTTGCTCCAGGATGGTCTTTGCGCGCTAGTACAAATGCCGCAGAAACATTCCATGTTGTTGTAACTCGTGCAGGAGATTTCTAATGAATAACGGTGGTTTTCTAGGATTTGGAAAAGGTGCGCCAAATCTCGCTACTCCAATTGCACGATACATTCAGTCACCTGTTTATTATTCGTCCATAACAATTAAAGCTCCACCAGGCACAAAACAAATTCATGCTTGGCTAGTTGGTGGTGGTGGTGGTACTGGATCAAATCATAAAACAGCCACTCAGATGCCTCAGTATCATCAAGATCATCAAGAAGGTTTTTCAACACCAGGTGGTGGTGGATTTGGTGGTGCAGCATGTTTTGATCTTCCAGTTACAACTGATCCGATCGTAGTAACTATAGGTGCTGGTGGTGCTGGTGCTGTAGGTGGCACTTCATCTATTACAATTGGTGGTATGGTTTATGCACAAATAGGTGGTGGTGCACCTGGTAATCACGGTGATAGGGGTTATTTCGGTGGTGGTGGAGGTGGTGGTATTTTTCAAGGGAGTAATACCCATAGAGCAGAATATCAGCAGACGTCAGGAAGCACACATTTCGGTTATGGTACCGCTGGCGGCGAACCACCATACAGTAACAGAGGTGGTCCTCGAGTACTTTCTTGGTTGTATCCAGAAGGTCAGCGCGATCCAGGCACGAGTCCGTCGCACGTCCCTGGGATGCCTTTCTTTTTAAGTGGTGGTGCACATTTGCAAGGCGGAACTCAAGCGAATCCGTCTCACGCACCAGGACATCATCAATCAGCGATTACCCATATAGGGATTCCATTATTGCCTGTCCCAATAGGTTCGGCTGTCAAAGCATTAGATAATCGAAGTCAACAGCAAGCATCTCCGAATGAACATACATCTAATTCTACCGCAGCAGGCAGAAATGGATGGTTTGGTGCTGGTGGCTTTGGTGCCAGCGCAGGTACACAAGCAACTCCATTAGGATATGGCGCAGGTGGTGGCGCTGGTAGTCACTCGACAGGTGGAGCAGGCAATCATGGTGGCGGTGGTGGCGGTCCAGGTAATAATTACAATCACGCTACCTTTAATCCTTTTGGCGGAGTTGGTGCAGGTGGATCTTTCCCATCTACTCCTCATCTTTGGGGATTAAGAACTGGTCAAGCAAGTGGTTCTGGTGGTGCTGGATTGTTTACTAATAGCACTACTCAAAACGGCGGCGCGGGTGGTGGTGGTGCAGGAGGTCAAAATCAAACTCAAGGATCTCAGCAACAACACAGTAATACAGATCACTGGGCTGGGCAAGCACAACAACATAGTCATACTGGTGGCGGCATCACTCAGGGTACGCCAACTGGTGGCGGTGGCTGCGCCGTGTTCCGTTTTTACATCTAATTTCGATTTTAATCCAGGTAAATAAAATGTCTAAAAGATTTGCGATTATAGAAGAAAATTTGGTTGTAAATGTTGTTTTGGCTGATGATGATTCACTCGCTAAAGAAAATGAAACTTGGGTAGACATCACAGAATATATTTCTCACATACCAGCAATAGGATGGTCTTATACTAATAATAAGTTTTGCAAATCTCCTTCAGCTCTAGCTCTTAGAGAAGATAGTGTGACTTACAAAATTAAAACAAGTCCTCTTTTAGAAAATCAAACTCTTTCTTTTGGGGATTGGATTTATCAAGGAAATAGTTATGACAAATTCGTATTTTCTGGATTTGTAAAATCATATGATGCAAATACAAGGTTTTTACTTTATTATGATAAAGAGGGGTCCATAAATCCGAATGTTGCAATCTCAACCGTTAATTTTGATTTTACGTTGGAGACATTTCTAGCACGTCCTGGAATAAATCCATATTCCTTTAATTCGCCCGCACAACTTGCAGGTGTGGTGGCAAATACAAATCAAGTTCTTACTTTTGAAAAACCATGGTACCCAGCACCCATAAAAATACCAGCGATCATTACAAAATTAGGATTTCGTATGAGAATGACTAATTTGGAATATGCTGGCATACTAGAATCAGCAAAAACTGACTCTTTAGTTCAAGCATGGGTAGAAACTTTTAATATGATGACTATTTTAGATTTAGAAAACACTAATGTCAAAAGCGATATGGAGATGTTGGTTGAAAAGGGATTAATTACTCCAGATAGATCACTAGTGATCTTAAATAAACAAATCCAACCAAACGAAATGCCATAATTTATCATAAGTAAAAACACCAAGTATTGCTTATGACTAAATATTCAAAACGCTGTGTTTTGAGGAATTTAAATGGCGAATCAAGTAGAATTGTATTGCGATCAAGGCACAGATTTTTCGTATGCAATAGATTTAAGCAACGATGATAACTCGCCTATCAACGTTGCACTTTACACATTTTCTTCTTCAATTCGAAAGTCCTTTTATTCTTCTGGTGTAACTGCCAATTTAACTATTACAGTTTTAGATTCTGCGAATGGTAATGTACAAATTTCTATGAATGCTGCCACAACGGCTAATATAAAAGCTGGCAGATATCTCTATGACGTGAAAATGAAAACTAATAACAATGTTACGTCTAGAGTTATAGAGGGTATTATTACAGTTTATCCGCAGATTACTAAATGAAGATAACAGTTGGATCAACAAGTAATCTAGTATTTCAACCAGCAACTGATCGCGGCAAATCAGCCAAGATAACAATCAGCAGTGGTGGCGGTGGTGATGCTGGATCAGCTTACGGTCAAGCCAATGCCGCCAGAGGACAAGCAAACAGTGCTTATTCTCAAGCAAATGGCGCCTATAATGTAGCCAATGCTGCTTATAATGCAGCAAATAATGCGCAAGTAACAGTATACGCAAACAGTGCATCTGGCGTTACAACACAAAATATTAATTTTGTTAATACTTCAACGATAACAGTTGAAGTTTCTTCTAGCGGATCTAATGCCAACGTAGCATTTACTGCAGTTAGTGGCGCTGCTTATGATCAAGCAAACGCCGCGAGAGGACAGGCAAATAGCGCTCGCACAACTGCAAATGGTGCATACAATCAAGCCAATGGAGCCTATGCTCAGGCTAATGACGCTTACGCACAAGCAAACAATGCATATGATGCTGCAAATAATCGTGTATTGAGAGCTGGCGATACAATGACTGGCAATCTGACCATGTCAGGCGCCACAATCAATGCTGCCACTGCAAATATTAGCACCATTGTCACTGGAAATACACTACTATTATCAACAGGTATTGGATCTAATAGTGATGTAACGATAAATGCGAATGGTAATTATACTTGGACGTTTAGAGCCAATGGGTTGTTAGACTTGCCAGGTAATATCACGAATTTCACAGCATGCAGTGCAATTAATTTTGTTGCGGACAGTTCTGGTGATGGTTATGAATATTCAACAATTGAAATTCGACCAGACAGCGGTGCAACATTAGATCAATATCTAATTATTGATCCGACTGCACCAAATCATATTCACATTCGTGCTGGTGGGCAACAAGATAATTCAAATGCTGAATTATATATTGGTGGCGAGAATAGTTATTTTAAAGTTGATGATGGCGAAAATCCATCAATATCGATTGCTTCGAATAATTATTTTTGGACATTTGATACTGATGGAAAATTAACTATACCTGGCGACATTATTCCAAGTCAAAATTTAACATGGAATCTTGGTTCACCAACAAATAAATTTAACGATTTGTATATTGGTGGTAACACAGTATATATTGGCGAGGCGATACTTTCTACAAATGGCGACACTGTTACAACCAACACTTTCATTGCAGAACTAGCCTTTGAAAGTGGTGGATTAAATGTTCTAACTCAAGCAAATACTGCTCGCGATCAAGCCAACAACGCTTATGGCGTTTCAAATGCCGCTTATGGACAAGCAAATGCAGCATATGCTGAAGCAAATACGAAACTTCCATTAGTTGGTGGTACAATTTCAGGTGACTTGATTGTTTCTGGCAATCTTGTAGTATCTGGAAATAGTACAACACTCAACACTGAAATTCTCATTGTTGAAGACGCAGACATTGTTCTTCTATCAAATGTAACATCAACACCTGCATTGAATGCTGGCTTGATAATTAATCGCGGCACTTCTCCAAATACATTCTTAAGATGGGCTGAAGATGTTGATAAATGGGGTTGGTCGGATGATGGCTCAACCTTCTACTCATTTGATACTTCTCTTAACGCATATGCTCAAGCCAACAATGCCAGAGATCAAGCGAATACTGCTAGAACACAGGCTAACACTGCATACGGACAAGCGAACGATGCTTATGGACAGGCTAATACAGCGCGCAATCAAGCAAATACTGCCTATGGACAAGCCAACGCAGCGTATGGGCAAGCCAACGCAGCGTATGGGCAAGCCAACGCAGCGTATGGGCAAGCAAATAGTGCTCGCGATCAAGCCAACACTGCAAGAACAACTGCCAATGATGCATATAATACAGCAAATACGAAGGTAAGTAAATCTGGCGATACAATGACTGGTGATCTAACGATCAATACAGTACTGTATGCAAATCAAGCCAATATCACAACAACATTGAATGTTGGTACATCAATTGTCATAGGAACAGGTGGAGCTGCTGGTGATATCACTGGCGCGAATGCTATTTTCGCAGAATCATTCTTCACAAATGATGGAATCAATCTAGCAACTTCAGCAGCAACCAGCACAGCTGCATACGTTCAAGCAAATAATGCGCGCGATCAAGCAAACACTGCTCGTGGCACTGCCAATGATGCTTATGGACAGGCTAACACTGCTAGAGATCAAGCGAATACTGCTAGAACTACTGCAAATGATTCGTATGCTCAAGCAAACACCGCTAGAGATCAAGCGAATACATCACGTGATCAAGCGAATACTGCTCGCGACCAAGCCAACACTGCTCGCGACCAAGCCAACACTGCTAGAGATCAAGCGAATACTGCAAGAACACAAGCGAATACAGCGCGGAATCAAGCAAATACTGCATATGAAAGTGCTAATACTAAATCAGAATCGCCAGCCGTAACTTATTATGTTCAAGCATATGCACCAAATCCTGGCGGCAGTTCAACTTATTATTTTAGATTTCGTTATCCTAACGGAACAGGCGACAATACTATTAGTGGAGATTTGTTGTATGGCTATAATGATGAGACTGGTGTTGGTGAAGACGAAGATAGTCCAACAATTGTCTTGCATCCTGGCACAACAGTTAAATTTGTTTTAAGTGATTTGAATCCAGACACTGGCGCTGGATTACAAGTTTTTGCTGTTCAAACATTTATAGCTGGAGTATATTCTCATGTAACATCAGGAATATATCATATAGCCACAAATGGTAACATAACAACAGGTAAAGGTTTCGCTGATTCTGGTACTATTGTTTGGACAATTCCACAAAATGTGCCTGGCACAACACAATATATCTATCGAAGTCCATCCAATAATGATGGTGTTCAAGGACAATTCCGAATAGCAACATATGCTGCTCCTGCATCTTTACAAGCCAATACTGCTCGCGATCAAGCGAACACAGCAAGAACTCAAGCAAACACTGCTCGCGATACTAGTAACAATTCATATGTGCAAGCAAACAGCGCTTATGATCAGGCGAATACTGCTCGCAATACTGCAAACAATGCCTATGTTCAAGCGAATGGTGCGTATGCACAAGCAAATAATGCAGCAAATACTGCAAGAGTTTCAGCGAACAGTGGATCAACACTAGACGCAAAACATCTTAATTTCATTAATTCAGCAAGTGTGTTTGTTTCTGTTACTCCTTCTGGAGACGGAACTAATGCGAATATTTCATTTATAACTTCTGGTGCGTCAATTGGCGATGCTTATGTTCAAGCCAACGCAGCAAGAGATCAGGCGAACACTGCACGTGAACAAGCGAATACAGCAAGAACGCAAGCCAATACTGCTCGCGACACTGGCAATAATGCATATGCTCAAGCGAATTCTGATTATATGTCAGCTGAAGCATATAGTATTACTGTTACTGAACCAAACCCCGTAGGATTTGTATTCAGAACATTTGAAGATGGCGGCTCCAGTGGTGCCGTATACACTGCCTGGGATAGTCCCGCGACGCAAGCAAATCCAAGTCTATGGCTTCGACCTGGCAGCACTATTGCATTTAGATTAGTTGATTTGGTATCTCCATTAAACGGACCTCAAGGTTTTGCACTTTATTCTGATTCTTATACCAGCCTAGTATCTTCTGGATTAACTCATGTCGCGCTTGACGGTACACTAAGTGTTGGTACAAGTGCACAAAACAAACAAACTGGCACGTTATACTGGACAATACCATCATCAGCTGCTGGTTCAACTTATTATTATGGATCCAATCAGGGGAACGGAAACCTTTATCGTGGACAATTCTATGTAGATTATTATGCTGCTAGTGTACGAAATCTAGCAATGGATGCATTTAATCAAGCAAACACTGCTCGCGACCAAGCGAACACTGCAAGAACACAAGCAAATAATTCGTACCTTCAAGCAAATACCGCTCGAGATCAAGCGAACACTGCCAGAGATCAAGCGAATACTGCTCGTGGTCAAGCAAATAACGCTTACGCCGAAGCCAATCTTAAATTAAATCTAACTGGCGGTACGATAAATGGATCGTTAAATATTTCTGGTAACTTATTTGTTACTGGCAATACGACATTTATTAATACATCAACGTATACAGTTGATGATCCACTAATTTATCTAGCTGCAAATAATATACTCACTGATATTGTTGATATTGGATTTGTCGGCGCTAAAAACTCAGGCTCATCAGTAACGCATACTGGTTTCGCGCGCGATGCTGGTGACGGAATATGGTATTTGTTTGATAACCTAGCAAATTCTGGTCATGAGAATAATGTGATCGACTTTGCGAATACTTCACTCGCAACTCTTCGAGCAAATATTGATGCAAATAGTATCACTCTTGTGAGTAATACTGTTGCTACACATGCTAATTTAATTTTTGCATTTAATCAAGCAAACACTGCGCGTGATACAGCAAATAATTCTTATGCTCAAGCAAATGTAGCACGCGATACTGCGAATGGTGCCTATGTGCAAGCAAATGGTGCTTATGCTCAGGCAAATGGTGCGTACAATCAGGCGAATGGTGCTTATGCTCAGGCGAATGGTGCTTATGCTCAGGCGAATGGTGCTTATAATCAGGCGAATGGTGCTTATGCTCAGGCGAATGGTGCATATAATCAAGCCAATAATTCTGCGAACACGGTTCGTGTTTATGCAAACAGCGCTGGTGAACTTTCAAATAAATTCCTAAACTTCATCAATACTGCAAGTATTCAAGTCGATGTCAGTAGCGTTGATGGAAATGCAAATATAGCCTTTAATACGACTGGTGCTGCAGTTGCTGACGCTTATGCTCAAGCAAACATAGCACGCAATACCTCTAATAGTGCATATGCTCAAGCAAATAACGCATATAATGCAGCTAATAATGCAACGGTAAGAGTCTCAGCCAATTCAGGATCCATAACTGTAACACCTAATATCAATTTCATCAATACATCAACTGTTTCCGTTTCTGTTGTATCTGGCGATAATGGTAATGCAAATGTTTCGTTAATATCTTCTGGATCGCAACAGTTTACATATGATACAACAACTACCTCTGCCGAAACAGTTGACAGTTGGTCAGCTTCGACTTATAGAAGTGGTAGATATCAAATGCAAGTGGAAAACCTATTTGGGTTTTTGGCACTTGAAATTATGCTGTTACATGATGGGGCAACGACAAATTTGGTCAAATATGCTGAAACAACTATTGGTAGTGGTGTTGGTACATTCTCTTCAGATATTAGCAGTGGATTGGTCAGACTTCGATTTACACCGAATGATCCAACTTCACAATTAACTTACTATAAATCATTGTTAACCAGTAGAATATCATCAGACGCGTTGCCAATCGATTTAATGACTGGATCAATAGTATTTGATTTAATGAACAGCTTCTCACTATCCCCATCAGACTTAAATGCATAATTGAAAATAATAAATAAAGGTACTTCATAGAGAGATCTTAAATGGCAACAACATTACAATTCCGAAGATACGATACGGCAAATATCGCTAATTTAACTGGTGCGGTTGGCGAAATCTTTATTGACATGGATAAAGATACCGTCGTTGTACAAGATGGATCTACGGCAGGCGGCTTTCCGTTAGCCAGAGAAGGTGCTTACATACAAGCGAATAATGCACGAGATCAAGCCAATACAGCTCGTGATCAAGCAAATACATCACGCGATCAAGCAAATACTGCTCGCAACCAAGCCAACAATGCTTATGCAGAAGCCAATCTAAAAGTTAATTTAACTGGTGGAACAATCAGTGGTAATTTAGTAATCACTGGCAATTTAGAAGTTCTCGGAAATAGTACAACTCTTAATGTTGAAACATTATCAGTTGAAGACAATGAAATTATTCTTAATTCAAACGTAACTGGTTCTCCAACTTTAAATGCCTATATTTCTATCAATCGTGGAACAGATCCAAATGCAAATCTAGTTTGGGATGAAGACACAAATCAATGGAAATGGAATGATGGTGATGGAGTATTTTATGCGCTAGACTCATCACTAGATGCATATGCTCAAGCAAACACTGCTAGAGATACAGCTAACGGTGCTTATGCGCAAGCCAACGGTGCTTATGGTCAAGCGAACGGTGCATATTCTCAAGCCAACGGAGCCTATGCTCAGGCTAATGGCGCATATGCTCAAGCAAATAGTGCAAGAGATGTAGCCAACGGAGCATACGCCCAAGCCAATGGTGCATATAGTCAAGCCAATACTTCTGCAAACACGGCTCGTGTTTATGCAAACAGTGCTGGTGAGTTGTCGAATAAGTTCCTAAACTTCGTAAATACAGCAAGTATTCAAGTCAGTGTTTTCGATAATGCTGATGGTAATGCAAATATCTCCTTTAGTACGACTGGCGCTGCTGTTGCTGATGCTTATGCACAAGCCAACGCTGGTTATGCTCAAGCAAACACTGCTAGAGATACAGCTAACGGTGCTTATGCGCAAGCCAACGGTGCTTATGCACAGGCTAACGGTGCTTACACCCAAGCCAATGGAGCCTATGCTCAAGCAAATGGTGCTTATGCCCAGGCAAATGGAGCCTATGCTCAGGCAAACTTAAAAGTTTCTCTTGCTGGTGATACGATGACAGGCAACTTAAATGTTGCTGCTAGTTTGATAACTCAAAATATTGAGCCTAATTTAAATGTCACATATGATATTGGTACTCCAACTAAACGATTTAAAGATCTGTATCTAAGTAACAGCACAATTTATCTTGGTGAAACAGCACTATCTGCTTCTGGCGATGAGGTGCGCGCCAATGTATTCAATGCTGCTGTGTCAGTATTAGTAAGTGGTGTCAATGTTCTTGATACTGCCAACGGTGCATACGCTCAGGCAAATGGTGCTTATGGACAAGCAAATGGCGCATACGGACAGGCTAATGGAGCGTACTCCCAAGCCAACGGAGCATATGCTCAAGCCAATAGTGCCAGAGATGTTGCTAATGGAGCCTATGCTCAAGCCAATGGTGCTTATGGACAAGCCAATGGAGCCTACGCTCAAGCAAATGGTGCCTATGCGCAGGCTAATGGTGCTTATGCTCATGCTAATGTTGTATATGCACAAGCAAATGCAGCGTATGACACTGCTAATCTTAAACTGAGCGCCAGCGGCGGATCTATAAATGGTGATTTGACAATCACAGGAAATTTATTTGTAACAGGATCTAACACATTACTTAATGTCAGTAATTTGTCTGTAAATGATTCTATCATTTTCTTAGCAAATGGACAGGTTGGTGATGCGTTTGATATAGGATTCGTTGGTCACTTTGATCGCGGCGCAACACCAACTCACGCTGGTTTGATTCGTAAATCAACAGACAATCAATTTTATCTTTTCGATAATTATGAAGTAGAACCTACAAATAATATTATCGACATCAATGGAAATAATTTTAGAACTGGTAACTTAAAACTTAACACAATAAATGCTGTTACGTTTGTCACCAATGCAGGATTAAATGTCACTGATCAAGCCAACTCCGCCAGAGATCAAGCAAACACCGCTAGAGGACAAGCAAACAATGCATATGCTGAAGCCAACCTCAAGGTAAATCTTTCTGGCGATACGATGACTGGTACATTGAATGTGCAGCATCTTATTCCGACTGCAAATGTTACATATGATCTTGGAACGTCTACAAAACGATTTAAAGATTTGTATCTCAGTGGGTCGACAATTTATATCGGTGAAACAATATTGTCTACCTCTGGCGATGAGATGCGCGCAAATACATTCAATGCCGCTGTTTCATTCTTAAGTGCAGGTTTAAATGTTCTTGATCAAGCCAACTCTGCTCGCGATACAGCAAATGGTGCTTATGCACAAGCCAACGGAGCCTATGCGCAAGCGAATGGTGCTTATGCTCATGCGAACATTGTTTATGCTCAAGCAAATGCTGCATATGCTCAAGCGAATGCAGATTATCAACCAGCCGTCACTCGCCTTGATGTAACAAACAATGGCGCGACAGCATATCGTTTTGATCAATATGGCGCAGCAACTGATGATCCAACACTCTATGTTCGTGCTGGTGAAACTATTGCATTTAATCTAAACAATGCTGGTCACCCATTTGCGATTCGTGTCTCAAACGGTGGTTCGAACTACGACACTGGATTGACGCACGTTGCAACTGATGGCACAGTAAGCACTGGTTCCTCTGCTCAAGGTAAGGTTTCTGGAACACTTTACTGGAAAGTTCCATATACACTTGGCGGAAGCACTTATGTTTACCAGTGCACTGTGCATAGTGGTATGGTCGGCAACATTGTGATTGAGCCAGATTCAACAGTAATCTACGTTCAAGCCAATGCTGCATATGCTCAAGCCAACGGCGCATACGGACAGGCTAATGGCGCATATGCTCAGGCTAATGGTGCTTATGCACAAGCCAACGGAGCCTATGCGCAAGCGAATGGTGCTTATGCTCATGCGAACATTGTTTATGCTCATGCGAATAATTCATATGATCAAGCAAATACTGCAAGAGATACTGCGAATGGTGCTTATGCTCAAGCAAATGGTGCATATGCGCAGGCGAACGGCGCATATGCACAAGCGAACGGCGCTTATGCTCAGGCGAACGGCGCTTATGGTCAAGCAAATTCTGCTGCAAATACTGTTCGAGTTTCAGCTAATGGTGAATCAACATTAGATGCAAAACAACTAAATTTTGTAAACACAACTTCTATTCAAGTTATTGTTGCTTCTGCAGCTGATGGCACAAATGCTAATATCTCGTTTACAACAGGTACTGCTTCGGTTGGTGACGCTTATGCTCAAGCGAATGCAGCATTCGCTAAAGCGAATACTGCGGGTGGTGGTGGATCTGATGGGTTTATACTCCATATTTTTGGTATAACATAATAAATAATATTATTCTTTTATTTTTGAGATAAAAAAATGGGAATCCCAACAACACGCACAGAACTTAAAGATTATTGCCTTCGTCGTTTGGGATTTCCAGTTATTGACATTAATGTTGATGACGACCAATTAGATGATCGCATTGATGATGCATTAAACAAATATCGCGAGTTTCATTACGATGGAACTGAAGATTGTTATCTTGCGCATAAAGTAACTACATCAGATCAAACAAATCGTTACATTAGACTCTCTGATAATATAATTGGCATTTCAAGAGTAATGCCAATCACTGGTGCTAGCATCAGTTCACAAGGAACATCTGGATTTAATATTTTTGACATTAATTATCAAATTAGACTTAACGATTTTTATAATTTATTAGCAAGTTCTTACACATATTATTATATTGCCAGACAACATTTATCAATGTTAGATATGATCGTAACTGGTGAAATCCCATTTAATTTTAATAAAAAAACTAAACGTCTTGATATCTATATGGATTGGGATTCAAGAGTAAATCCAAACGATTATATTGTTTTTCAAGGATTTAGAATTGTTGATCCGGAAGTTTATGATAAAATTTATTCTGATCAATGGTTAAAAGAATATACCACTGCATTATTTAAAATGCAGTGGGGTTCTAATTTAACAAAATATGCAAACTACACACTTCCTGGTGGTCTAGTTGTAAATGGTGAAAAGATTTATAATGATGCAATTCTAGAAATTGAAAAACTAGAAGAAAAATTAAGAGACATGTACGAGTCGCCTGCATCTATGTTTGTTGGATAATTAAATGGCGACAAGCGTATATTTTAACTATCAGGATGCATCAAGAGAACAATTCCTTATTGAAGATATGGTGATTGAATCAATCAAAAATCACGGCATTGACATTTACTACATTCCGCGCGATTCTCAGTCAGAACTTGATGAGTTATTTGGTGACGATCCAGTTAAATCATACACGAGTGCATACAAAATGGAAGTTTATCTTGAAACCTTTGACAACTTTAAAGGTAATCAAGAATTTTTCAGTAAGTTTGGTTTACAAATAGAAAAGGGTGTTGAGTTAGCATTAGCACGACGCACCTTTGAAAGATATATTCCGTATACAACAAGAAACACACCAAAAGAAGGCGATTTAATTTATCTATCAGTTCAAGAAAAATTAATGGAAATAAAAAATGTCGAAGAAGAAAAGAACTTCTTTCAGGCTGGTAAAGTAGCAGCATACATGTATGGACTCTCATGCGAGACGTTTAAATACAATGGTGAAATTCTTACAACTGGTGTTCCATCTATAGATGAGGTTGCTGATCAAAATGCATTTAGTATTGAGTTTACAATGCAAGCTGGCGGAACCTCTACATATATAGATGGTGAAATAGTTTATCAAGGTGCTTCGCTTGCTGCTTCAACAGCAAAAGCATACGTGCGTTCTTGGGATAAAACAAATCTTAAATTAGTTTTAAGAAACATACGTGGAGCATTTACAGGTGCTACAGTAATAGGTGTAAGTTCAGACGCACAATGGACTTTGGTAAGTGGTAATACTCAAGAAGATGCAACTGAGCCTTATGATGATAATGTTAGAATTGAAACAGAAGCTGACAATATTCTTGATTGGTCAGAAACAAATCCATTCGGAAGTTCAGACGAGTAATTATGCTTTCTAGCACACATTTTTATCATCGTGTTACAAGAAAAATGGTCGTGGCGTTTGGCACGATGTTCAACAACATTCGCCTTGTGCGATATAATAAAGCGGGAACAACTGAACTTGAAAGAATTACTGTTCCACTTTCTTATGCACAAAAAGAAAAATTTTATTCGCGTTTACAGCAAGATCCAAATATGAATCAGGCTGTGCAAATTACATTACCGAGAATGAGTTTTGAAATGACTTCAATTACATATGATCCTGTTCGTAAAACAAGCATGTTTAATCGCAATTTTTCACCACTCAGCGATACGCTTCTTCGCAGTGTGCGAATGACGCCATATAATTTTGATTTTAGTTTGAATATCTACGTCCGTAACACTGAAGATGGTACACAAATCGTAGAACAAATTTTACCATATTTTGCGCCAGACTATACACTTACAGCTGATTTAACAGGATTAAATCAACCAATAGACATACCAATTATTCTTCAAAATGTTGTTTATGATTCAGATTATATTGGTGGTATCGATACGTTGCGCGTTTTAAATTGGACATTAAACTTCACTATGAAGGGGTATATGTACGGTCCAATATCTAATGTTGATGTAATTAGAACATCTTCTGCTAATACATTCAATGATGTATTTAATGCCAACTCTTCTCGCAAAATCACCATTAATAGTGGAGCAGGTAGTGGCGGAACAGGTACATTTAAAGTTGGCGAACTTGTTTATCAAGGAAATAATTTTGATGTTGCCTCTGCAACTGCATATGTAGATGCTTGGAGTCCTTCTACGAATACTCTTATTGTTGTGGATACTACAGGTGTTCTTGCTTCTGGTCATTTTATAACTGGTGCAGTATCCAATGCGTCATATAATATAATTTCGTTTGGCACAAATGATCAACAATTAGTAAGCATAACTGTTACACCTGATCCTAACACTGCTAACGTAAATACTGCATTCGGATTTGATACAACTGTTGAGGAATTCCCCAATATAACATGAGTGATGTTGATAAAAATCTTGCTGAGTTATTAAATACTGATTATGTGCCTGTTGTAAATGACAAATCTGACAAGCCCATAACATTGCATCACGACAACACAAATAATCCAGATGCACATTATTCTCGATCAAATTATTATAATCTTATTGAAAAGGGCAACGAAGCATTAGATGGTATTCTAGAAGTTGCAAAAGAATCACAACATCCAAGAGCCTATGAAGTTGCTGCAAATATGATCAAAAATCTTTCTGATGTCACAGAAAAATTAATGATCCTTCAAAAACAACAACAAGAATTACAACCAAAAGGACCTGCCGCTCCTACAAATATTACAGTGGATAAGGCAGTATTCGTTGGATCAACTGCTGAGTTGTTGAAGAAACTTAAAAATGAATCTAGCGACTAGAATAAAGAATTATTTGGGGAACCCAAATTTAAAGAAGATTAATATGCAACTACAACTTACGGAAGATCAAGTCCGTGAGTTTGTTCGCTGCGCGCAAGATCCAATTTATTTTATTGAAAACTATGTCAAGATTATTACACTTGATAAAGGGTTCGTTCAAATTTCACTGTATCCGTTTCAAAAAGAAGCCATCACTGATATCAATACGAATCGTCGTGTGATTGTAAAGGCTGGTCGTCAGGTCGGTAAGACCACGATGGTTGTTGGCTATATTCTTTGGTATATCTTATTCAATGAAGACAAGTTCGTTGCAATTCTAGCAAACAAAGCACCAACTGCAAGAGAAATTTTGAATCGCGTTAAAATTGCATATGAATCTTTGCCATTGTGGTTGCAACAAGGTGTTCGCGTTTGGAACAAAGGCGATATAGAATTAGAAAATAATTGTCGTGTGATGGCAACATCAACTGCTTCTAGTGCGATTCGTGGTTTCTCTATTTCATTATTGTATCTTGACGAGTTTGCATTCGTGCCAAGTAATATTGCCGAAGAATTTTTTACATCTGTTTACCCAACTATTTCTTCTGGTGAAACTTCCAAGATTCTTATTTCTTCAACACCGAATGGGATGAATCACTATTATAGAATGTGGACGGAAGCTGTTGAAGGTCACAATGGATTTACGCATATTGAAGCAAATTGGCGTCAAGTCCCAGGAAGAACACAACAATGGGCAGATGAGCAGCGTCGAGTTCTTGGAGAACAGAAGTTTTCACAAGAAATGGAATGCGAGTTTATGGGTTCAGCAGGAACACTTATCTCTGTAGCTGGTTTAAAGTCTCTTGCATTCGTAAAACCATTACATATATCTGATACAGGAATCAAAATTTACGAACAACCAATACAAGGACAAAATTATGTGCTAGTTGCCGACACATCAAGAGGAAAGGGTCTTGATTATTCAGCATTTACTGTTCTTAGCGTCTCTACGATGCCCTATAAAGTGGTCGCAACATATAAAAACAATGAAATTAGCCCTTTAGTGTATCCTAGTGTTATAAAAAAAGTTGCTGACTATTACAATCAAGCCTATGCATTAGTAGAAATCAATGATAATGGTCAACAGGTCGTAGATTCTCTCTTTGAGGACTATGAATATGAAAATATTCTTTCTACAGTAGATCTTAAAGGTAAAATTGCTCTAACTTGGGGTTATGGAAACAAGTCTAATCGTGGTGTACGAACCACCAAATCAGTAAAACGTCTCGGTACTTCTATTCTTAAGAATTTAATTGAGCAACAAAAAATAATTATTCAAGATTTTGATTTAATCTCAGAACTTTCTACCTTTATAGCCAAAGGAAACAGCTTCGAAGCAGAAGAAGGAAGTCATGATGATCTTGTAATGTGTTTAGTTTTGTTCTCTTGGATGACAAATCAATCATTTTTTGCTGAATTTACTGATTCTAATTTAAAAACAAGACTTTATGAAGAACAAATGCGTCAAATCGAAGAAGAATCGCTTCCAACTATGCTTGCTGGTCATCTTGATATAGATGGTAATGATGGGTCTTATGTAGAAGGTGGTGACCTTTGGAGACCGTTTACTCGTTAAAAAACTTAAAATACTAAATATTTCGTAGATTTCTTAATCTCCATATTATAGGAGCAATAACATGGCTTTTCAAGTATCACCAGGCGTGAATGTTTCCGAAATTGACGCAACAACAGTTGTACCATCAGTTTCCACATCCACTGGCGCTGTTGCTGGCGCATTTCAGTGGGGACCAATTGATGTTGTTCGTGCTGTTTCAACAGAGGACGAGTTGGTTGCGGTTTTCGGTAAACCAGACTCAGACACGTTTTTAACATTTTTTACAGCAGCAAATTTCCTTTCATATAGCAACAGCCTATTCGTTTCTCGTGCTGATGCTGCAACTCTAAACGCTGCAGTTGGACTTAATGTAGCCTCATGGGCAGGCAATACAAAAATTCGCAATGAAGATCACTACTTTAATAGTTTCTTCACTACTTCGAATGCGAATATTGTTGTAGCAGCTCGTTTTCCAGGATCTCTTGGAAACTCACTAAAGGTTGCAATCTGTGCAAACGCAAATGCTGGTGTGTTTTCAACTTGGACATATGCTCCATATTTCGACAGAGCACCAGGAACTTCAGGATATATCGCTGCAAACTTTAAGTCAAATGCAAATGATGAAATG